ACGGGCGCATTGTTAATGCTTATTTGGGACATGTTAGTTAACTAATGTGGTCTTGGGTTCTTGCCGCCGTTGGTTCCCTCGGTTTATTTTTTGTCGGGGGAAAGAAGATTTGGGGATGGGGAATACTCATCCTCAACAAAGGTGTATGGGTGGTGTATGCCATACACACACACCAGTATGGTTTTATTGCGTACAGCATCATGTACGTGGCAATGTATATTAGAGCAATATTGAATTGGGGAAAATAATGAATGAAGAAATTGAATACGAAGTTCTTACTGTTGATGAAATAGCCAAACTTATGGCTATTGATGGTTATGACTTTGACATTGAGAGTGATTTTTTTGAATGGGCAGAAAAAGTTAATTTAATGATTGATATTCGAGGATTTACGGATAATTTTTGGGAAGCTGTTGGAGATGAGGTTCAAGAAGGACTGGCTTCTGAGGCATGGGAGGTTATAAAAGATGAATAACGAACCAAACGAAATGGATCACGTAGAGACAATTACCAGCTTTTGGGCAATTGATGATACGTTATCTCGTATCAGAGCTATCCTTAAAGAAATTGAGAATATGTTTGATGCTTCAAGGAACGACCGTGAATAGGGGCAACTGCCGTAAATGCTTTACCCCTATTTTTTATGTAGGTGAAGCTAAATGGGTTCACATGGACTATGTAGAAGAAGATGCTGATCACGATGCAACACCAGTAAATGAGGGATTGTAATGACTGTACCAAGTTGGGTTTACAAAAGACAAATGGATCAAATGACTGCGCAACAATGGGAAGAAAACTGGCTTTTGCGCAAACAAAATAGAGAACTTCGAGAAACAATTGAAGAAATTTTTAAAAACTCTAAAGAATCAGAATGAGCTTTAGAGAAAGAGAAGAGTTAGCTGAACAACTTAGGTTAAATGCAGAAAAGAACGCGTGCGTACACTTAGTTGCTCATTGTTCTGATGGTTCATTAGTACCTAATTACCTTATTGAACTTGTTATGCAGACAAAAGAGTACGCAAGATTTAGCTTTTGCCCTCGTTGTGGCGAAAAGTTAGAGTGGATGGATAGTTTATGAATCAAGAAGAATCTTTAACAGAATTAACTCGCATTCAAGAGGAATTAAAAATGTATGACTGTTTACACATTGAAACGTATTACAACCTTGACGGTGAAGAATTAGAACGCCGTTGGAATCGTATCTTCTGCCCTGATTGTGGTGTACGATTAGAAGCACCGGGACCGACCAGACCATTTAAATTAAAGGATTATCAACGATGAACGTAGCTGAAAACGTATTTTTACTCTGCTCATTTGTAGCATTTGCTATTTGGGTATTTTGGAACGGCAAGCTGTGAGCATACCCCCACGTAGATACCCGCGCAAGATGAAAAAGCAACAAACCAAGACAAGCATTGAATTTACTGCCGAAGATTGGGAAGAACTTAAAAAAGTTGCCAAGTCAAAAGGAATGCGTCCATCACGTTACATACACTATGCTTTATTAGAGACATTGGAAAGGTAATTAAGTAAAAATGAAAACACCTGATTCTATTAAAATATTTCCCAATGTAATACCTGATGAAGTTTGCGACTATTTTACAGAAAAACTTCGCAACGAAAAAAATAAAAGACTGATTTCTTGGTTTGACACACCACAAAGTTTTGTTATAGATGATCCAGAGTTGGAAATTGAAGAACAAGATTTTATTGAGGAACGTGCAAATGATTTTATACAAAAATGCGGCGTTGCATTTAACGATCCCGACCCAAAATCTTTATTTTTTGTAGCGGGTTGGTTAACTTACTGGCCCTCTGGAACAAGCATGAAAATTCATGTTGATAACTGGGGCGAAGAAGATAAGACTCGCAACCTTGTTTACTCGGGGGTTTTATACCTAAACGATGAATACGAGGGTGGAGAAATCTACTTCCCTAATCTTGAAGGTTTTACTTACAAGCCTAAAAAGGGTAGCTTGATTGCTTTTCCTTGTGAACCTTTTAATAAAAATTACGATCAAAGGGACGCTTTTTACTTCCCGCACTTGCACGGCATTAAATTAATTGAGTCAGGTGAAAGGTATACACTTTCACTTTGGGCTTCAAGATAGATAAAGGAGAAACAATAGAAATGATTGATGAATTTAAGTTTTTAACTGAGGACGCACGTAAAATTAAATTACCCAAGGAGAGTGTTGACTTAGTTGTTACTCACACGCCATACTTAGGTACAGACGTTGAGCGTTACGGCGGAGATGCAAAAAAACAAATCAATGTATCTTTTAACCAAAAAAAGACTCTTTGGAACACTATACGTGCCGTACAGAAGATGAGCAGAGCTCTTAAAAAGTCGGGAAGTATTTTTATATGCGTTAACGACAACTTTGCTTTTACTTGTAAATTCGCTGCAATGGTTGAAAAACACACAGACCTAGACGTTATGGGTTGTTCTTATTGGAGTTTTGAGGATAGCAACGCTAACAAATATGAAATCCTTAATGGCAAACAGGCTTTTTGGCTTCATTTAACAAAAGAACCAAATATTTACTTTAAATCTGATGTTGAAAAAAGAAATTGGTACATTGATGGTCAAACAAACCTCGGTGAAACTCTTGATGCAGAGTTAAAAGAAATGGGACACTTTGCATTAGTGGACACCTACCCAATTGGAATTGCTCATCGATTTATTCAAATGTTCTGTCCAAAAGAAGGTGTTGTTTTTGATCCATTCGGCGGTTCTGGTGTTACAGCTCAGGCTGCGCTTGAAAACGGTTGTACATTTATTACCAATGACGTTTCGCCGGAACAGACAAAGTTGGCAGAAACAAGAATTGAAATGTACATCGACGACCCTGAGAAGTATGGTACACTAGGATAGTACACACGTCGTAGGGCGTGAGTTGCATAGAAGGGTCCGATTAAGGACGACCTCAACTTTTGTGTAACTCAGGCCAAACGGAGCCTTAGAAGAAGGAATGTATGAAGAAGATATTTGCAGTTGCCCTATTAGCAACATTCTTAATAACGTCACCGGCGCATTCTATTGCACGACCTACCCATACGTCAGTAATACTTCACGGTTCTCCTCTTTACGCAACAGTTCCTATTACTGTTGTGGAGCAGATAATTGTTAAAGCCGTACAAAGCGTAGAACCAGTTGTACAAAGCGTAGAACCAGTTGTACAAAGCGTAGAACCAGTTGTACAAAGCGCTTTACCAGAACCAGTACAACATCCTTTACCTGTCGTTGAACCTCCAGTTGTTGTTCCACCAGTTCAGCAGCCAACGATACCTACTTGTGCTTCACTAAACACAGTTCCAGCGGTTGGTCAAAGTTGTTCGCTCCCAATTGCTACAACTGACTACAGTTTGCCCACTAGCGTTGTACAAGACCCAGGAACACTTGGTTTTACAAGCATGCCTACTGCTGGTAGTTCTACCTACACACCCACTGTTGCAGCAGGAACAGCGACACCAGTAACAATTGCGGCTTCTGGTGCTTGTTCTATGAATAACGGTTCTGTGTCTGTGTCTGGTAGCGGAACTTGCACCATTACAGCCTCTCAGCCAGGTGCTGATACAATTCAACAAGTGTTTGTTGTGACGGGAGAAAAATAAAATGCAGACGTTTTTACCATTTGCAGATTTTGAGCAATCAGCCAAAGTTCTTGATCGCCAGCGTCTAGGCAAACAACGTGTAGAAAACTTACAGATTATCAAAGCACTTCTACAACCTGACTACGGATGGCAAAACCACCCAGCAGTAAAGATGTGGCAGGGACACCTCATTGCATTACTTGACTATCAAACGTCAATTTGTCAAGAATGGACAGGTCGTGGTTACAAAGACACCTGCTTAGACAAATCCTTTGCATTGATTGACAATTACGATGGGGAATTCCGCATGGTCAGTCCATACTGGATTGGCGACGAAGCTTTCCATCGCTCACATCAAAGCAACCTAGTGCGCAAACTACCGGAATACTATGGTAGTATCTTTCCTGAAGTACCAGACAACCTAGACTATATTTGGCCGGTGGCATAATGAGAAAAAAGAAGATACACGAACTAATTGACGAGCTAGAAGAAGAGCTATATCTTAACTATAAGAAGCTCAACCTAGCTATCATTGACGCACGCCGACAGGCTCACGTATTCAATGCAATTAGAGAGAAGATTGACGCAAAGAAGGGATGGCCATGGGAAAGAAACTAGAGACAGTCTACGAGCGAATCCGCGCACAAGCCGAACACCACATGAAGCTGGCCCAGCAAAGAGGGTCAGATCACGATAAAGGCATGTCACAGGCATACTACGAAGCATTAATTATAGTTGTAGACATTAGAGAAAAAGGAATTTAAGATGGCATTTGAAGCCACAGAAGACAGGGTTATCCTAAAGCTGACCCATGAGGATAAGATTACTGAATCTGGCCTAGTCATCCCACAAGAACTCCTACCCATCCCAAACGAGGGACACGTAATGGCGGTTGGACCGGGAAGATACAACGACCACGGCATTTTGCGGCCCATGACGGTAAAAGTCGGGGACAAAGTTATATTTGACAAGAACATAGCTTACGGCGTAGAGCTTGAAGGCGAACAATGCGTGGTTCTACCCGAATCGGGAATCCACGGCATTCTAAACGAGGAATAATGGACGAACTAAACGAAGAAGCAATGGATGATCTAGACCGCCTAGAAATGCTACGTGAAATGACTCAAAGCGAGCTTATCTTCAACCACAACCTTTTCTCAGACCGTTGGAACAACCTTTCCGACATTCACGAAGAACTAGAAGAAATTATGTTGCAAGGCGGCTATGAAAACAGCTCAGATTATGAGGGCCTAAATATTGCTCAAAGTCTCATTGAGGATCGAATGGCTGAAATTGCCATGGCCCTAGAAGAACTTGAGATATTTGTCCCATCAATAATTGCGAACAACTTTAGACTAAAAGACTAATGGAAAGCCCACTCCAAAAAAAGGCGGGGGAAATAGTCTCTGCTCAAAAGAGGTCACCACGTAGACCGCTTACACAGGATGACCTACGTAGTATAGCAATTGACATAGCCAAGGTAGCCATCATCGAATCCTCTCCTACAAGATGGGATAACTACCTCAGTGCAGAAGAGTTCGGTGAGCGTGTAGCTGCTGAGATCAAGATTTTATGCGACATTGTAGACAAACAACGTAAGATGAAATCGTTAAATCTGCCCAGTTCGTAGCAACCCCTCTCATCAGGGATTATAATAAAAGTACCTTCTAGGCATGTACTCGCTATTTTGGCGTAGGACAAGGTACTTTTTTACCCATAGACACCACCCCCAAAAAGGCGGGGGGAAGCTAACCACAGATGATGCGGGGTTCCGAATTACACATGATCAGATACACCCCCACATACTTGTTATCTTACAAGAACCCATAAGCAATTTTTATTTTCTAACGGTACAGCACAGTACACGGCAGTACGTACATAATTACATACATCGATACGAATACAGGATGGGAAGTAATGTTTTGACACCAACATTTTGCATTCCGCGCGCGTATAGAGTACTTATTCTGCAAAAAACCCTTAAATATGCACCTTTATTGATCAAAAGTACTTGACAACGGTGCAATTTAGTACTATATTGTACTATTATGGGATAAAACTGTACCTAAAATACAATTTTTGGACACAAAATTTTATTACCAGGAATTATGAATCCTTAAATACATTTTTTGGTCTATAGAATTTTAGTACCAGCAATTATGGGTCTGGGTACCCAGAAGCTATTAGCCTGCCCAGAATCGCATTCTAGGGCCGTTATACGTCATTATAGCAGCTCCTGGCCTAAATACGTTTTCTCGTCAAGAAATTTTTGTACCAGCAATTACGCCTGGTCTATAGAAA